CTACGGCCTTTGTAGATATCTTGGTGGGGGATAATCCATTAAGCATGTAAATAGCTCTACCACCTTCTACTACATTACCCATCCAAATTAATGTTTGTTCTGGGTTTTGAATTGAGTTACCATCAGCACAACCAATTTCCATATGAGCAGATTGGTTAATAGATAGTACAGAACCTGTTGGATTACCAGCATCAAAGAAGAAGTCTGCTGTCCACTCTTTAAATGCTACAATATAGTTAAGGTGTCTAGCTAATGCTTTACCTTTGTCAGCTTCTGATTTAGCTGATGTAAAGTTTAGAGCACCCCATGCAGATGGATTCTCATTATCTGATTGCCATATCTGACCCTGAGAGTCCATGGCAAATACATAACCATCTAAGTATACTAAACCTGGTACAGGGTTATTTGGAAAACTATTTAATGAGGCAGTAGCCGCTGCTGAAGTTGTAACAGCACCTGTAATTGTAGTACTAGTTACTGTTTGAGATATATTAACTAAGTATGTACCTCTTAAACCTTGATTATAAAAGTTATATGTACCTGCTGCTTGTAAACTAAATGTACTATTAATTGTAACTGTTTTAGTATCGGTATTTACAGCTGTAACTAGAGTACCATTGGCAATACCAGTACCCGTTATAAGTTGATTAACTACAATGCCTGTAACAGATGATAACACCACTGTATTTGCATTCTTAGCACCACCACTAACCCATGTTGTTGTAGCTGTTGCTGTCTCAGTAGATGTTATTTGACTTACAATCTTAGTGCTGGCTGTAACACCAGTACCTGTAATAGTCATACCATTATATAAAGAACCTGAACTAACTGCTGTAATAGTTAATGTTGTAGTAGCAATACTACCAGTACCACTAAAGGATGGGTTATTAAATACCACTGTAAGTGTTCCAGAATATCCAGTACCAGGGTTTGTTAACGTAACACCAACTACAGAACCACTAAGAGTAGTATAAGTACCTGCGGCTCCTGAGCCACCACCCGAACCTGTAATAGTAAATGTACCACCACCTGAAGGATAACCAGAACCACCATTGGTCAGTACTACTAAGTTTACTTGTCCATCTATTAATACAACAGTACCTGTTGCATCCATATAGTATCCATTAACTTGATCATGGAAAACCATATAAGGGTGTGGACTAGTAGTAGCTAGAGTATTAACCCAGCTAATGTTATTAGAAGCGTTTAAACCTGTTTGTTTAGATACTCTTGTACCACCAGTTATTTGGTATAAAATACCACCAGCTACAGCATATAAGTTATTATTAAAAGTCCAAAGACCTTGCCCTGGATCTGGTAATGCTGGAGTTATAGTATAGTTAGCTTTACCTGGTCTTTTAATAACTAAAGTCTTACCATCAGGGTATGATTCTTTAAAACAGTTAACCATCTTAGAGTCTTTAGTAAGACTATTGGTTCTATTCTTTAAAGAATTAGCTAAAGGTACATTAACTATAGGCATTAATGAAAATCTCTGTTAAACCCACCACGTACATCTGGTTGGAAGTAAGTAGATGTCCACTCAATATCCCAATCCATTAATTCATTCTTTAATGTTAAAGCCTTTTGTTCATAATATTGTTTATCATTAATAGTCTTTTCATAGTCAGAAGCCAACTCTGCAACTAGTGCCCATTTAAGAGCTAAGAACCATTCACTAGGAAAGTCAAAGTTCTCATTAGGTTTTGTAATGTCCATGATAGGACGTTGCACTGTAAGGTGTAACTCATAGTACTCAGAGGTATTAGAGTTAGGTGTTAAAAACACTTTAACTTCACCATAGTCTCTCCATGATTTATAGAACACGGAGTTTGTAGTACCTTGAGAAGATTTACTACCTAAGATGTTATACTCTTGTTGAGATATAAGATTCATAGGTAAATCAATAAATGTATTACTAAGACTATCAACTGTTATAGTAGCAGGAGTTGTATAAGCACCACCTAATACAGTAAGTATATTACCAACTTCATAATTACCACCACTAGCTTGAAGAGCTGCATTAGTAACAACTCCACCTGAGAATGTTAAATTAAATGTAGCACCAGAACCTGTTCCACTATTTACAGATACAGACACAGGGTTAGAAGGTTGTGAACTATAACCAGATCCACCTGACAATATTGAAACCAAACCAACACCATTTGTAGGGGCTGTCATGTTTCTTAAGAAAGCTTGAATAACTCTTAAAGGTTTATCAGCATTTAAGTCATAAGCAGCTGATGGTCCAATAGTATAAGAAGTTTGAGTATTAACAAGAGGTAATGTATATTCAACAACAGTCCAGAGTTTAATACCTTCTGATTGCCATTTCTTTAAAATAAGATTTAAAGAGAATGATGAATTCTCAATTGTAGTAGCTGAAGGTTGTGCACCTTCTTCTAGTACTGCTAAACTACGTAGAGCAGATGAAATAATCTCATCTCGTGTAACGGTAAAGGTGGTAGTTCCTGAAACAGCCATGATTAATCCTTATGTTTACCTAATAGTTTTTGTACTGTCTTAGTTTCGTAGATGCGTATTGTAGTCCAGATAATAGTAAATAAAGCAGCTATTGCTGGTAATACTTGCATTATAGTTCCTACTGCTGTTGCAATAGATGCAGTATCAATTACATGTTTAGTTGCATCTGTTAGTTGTTCGTGAGCCATTATAAATCCTTGGGTTCCCAGCCGTATATCTCGGCTATTTGATATGTTAGTTTATAGAAGTTTTTGTTATGGAGTTCATATCGTTTACCCTGAAGGTATAAAATAAGATGCACCATTTCATGTGCCATTGTTTTCTCTAGGGTTTGTAAATAACTCTGTTTAGCTGAACTGATTGTTATACAGTGTGGTTCAGGTTGGTATTGACCATACATTGCAGGATCATCTACTACTAAAAACTCTATCTCAGAAGGGGTTGGTAACTTATACTTGTTGAATGGAGGAAGTTCACGTAACATTTTGTAAACTGCCTTACACGACTCAACTGTTATAAGATTCATTTCTTTTTAATGTAAAATAAGCTACGCTCACCAAATAAGTAGAAACCTACAGCACTAGCAAAGTTATCTACTTCTGCTGTAGCAATATTATTAAGGTGCAGATATGCCCAAGTACCTAGTACAAGAAGACCAATAGTTGGTCTCATTAATCTAGTAATTGCTTCTACCCAAAGGTATGATGGATTACCTGCTCCTGCATCGTTCATAACCTTAAAGAACTCTAGATCAATGCTTTTCATCTGAGAGTACTGCTCTATAGTAGCAGGTTTAAATACATCTGGTGCTACAAACTTATTAATTAAAGATTTACCCAAGTCCATTACAACTGGTGCAAATGCTGAAAGAATAGTTATTGGATCCATTATACTGTTTCTGGTTCAGGTGCACCAGGTGGTACAGGGTAGATGTTTTGATCACCCATATTGTAATACCATTGGTCTGCAACTACATCATCATCACACTTTGTCCAAAATAAAGGTAGTGCAACTTCAAATGTTTGATCTGCAACTTCTGCTACTCTGCATGAGTTAGCAATTTGAGTATACACAGGTTGAGGAGGTGTATCTGTTGTCCAACTTGATATGTATTTAATTGGACTTTCATTAGGTGATATTAAAGCATTTTTCATATTATTTTCCTTAACCGACAAATTCTACAAGAACATAACCACCAACACCACCATCCTGGTTAGCACCACCTGCGTTACTGCCCGCACCTCCTGAACCCGCGCTAAATGGACTATCATAAGAATAAGCTACAGCCGCAGGATTAGTCCCAGGAATAGATCGAATCCCACCAAAAGAATCTATTCTTATTGCTCCAGGAAGTGCTGGAGCTGATATTGTTCCTGAGCCTGGTGTGCCTGGTGTAGTTGCAGTAGGACCACCAGCGCCACCTGTTGCTGAAATATAAGGTCCAAAAGAAGATGAGCTACCTGATGATCCAGTACCGCCGCCAGGACCAACTTTAGCAGCGCCACCTGCTCCAACTGTAACAGTTACAGGACTTGTTGGAATAGTAAAATTAGCATAAGCATAACCACCAATACCAGCAGGACCACTTGTGGTTGGTACACCTGGACTTACACCGCCACCACCACCGCCGCC